GATCAGGTAGACGTACAGCCATGACTCTTTGAGGTCGCCCGTGTAGTCGTGGGTGTCCAGTTCTTCAACCGGCGCCGCGGCGAACGCTTCGGCGATGTGGTCGCGCGCGGTGCGGTCGGACTCCCCGGCGTAGACCAGCCGGGGAACGGTGCCGTCGGACTCCTCGGTAGCCGCGAAGTGCTGTACCGCCTCGATGGTGAACGCCGTCGCGTTCACCGGCCCGACCAGATTCGACTTCTCCGGACCGACCAACAGCCGGCCATCCTCGTCGGCCTGGGCGAACAAC